TCTGCAGTTGCACCTTTATGGATAACTGATTTTGCTCCAGTTAAAGATATTGCTACTGAAGTTACGTGGCATCCAAACCAAGTTGATGAAACTTTAAAAATTAATTACACAGTTGGCAATGCTCAGGCATCTATACTCACTTCAATAAATATTCCCAATACAGATATATTAATTATAACTGGAACAGAAGGAAAGATATATACCAATAAAAATGATGCTTTTTTTTCTTGTAAACAGCCAAGTAGTTTGACTATTGAAGGTAAAAATGGTATAATGGTAGAAGAGTTTAAAGCATGTGACCCTTATCAATTAATGGCAGACTCATTTGCCAAAAAGATTAGAGGAGAACAGACTTGGACACTATCACTAAATGAATCTGTAAAATTTGCAGAATTGTTTGATGAATTATTCAAGAAAATGGAGACGTATGAAAAAGGAATCTAAAAAAAGAAGTTTTTATAAAAGTATAAGTTGGCCTATTGTTCACATATTTTTTGTTGGTACGTTAGTATATTTTTTTGAAAAAGCAATTACTGGTGAAGCACACTGGGAATATGCTGGTTCATTTGCAATAGTGTATACAATGTGTGAAATGCTTGGATATTATTTACATGAAAGAGCCTGGTCAAGGTTTGGTAAAAAGGTGGATTAATGCCCATCTATGAATATATATGTAAAAAATGTCAAATAGAATACTTAAAAGTTCGCTCAATTAGGGAAAATGATCCAGGGTATAGTTGTGAAAAATGCAACTTACCCTTGATCAGAAGATATGATTCAGTAGCCAGTGTATTTAATGGTGATGGACTTTATTCAACTGATAAAAGAAAAAAATAGCATACTAGACAAAATTCACGGTATATGCTAGAATTGATATAACTACTAAACAAAGGTATAATTATGTTAATGACTCAAACAACCTCTGATCAAAAAGAATATCTATTAACATTACACGATAGATGTGATAGGTGTAATGCACAAGCCTATGTAAAGGCTATAGGCCTAGATGGAGACTTGTTGTTTTGTGCACATCACTATAATAAAATTGTTGACAACGCTGTTGGATATGATAAGATTATGAAATTTGCTATTAACATAATAGATGAAAGAGATAAGTTGATTGAAAACAAGTTGAAAGGACAAGAATAATTATGCGTACAGTTCATTTTTTTGGTTTAGACGCAGAAACTAGAAATCAAGTTGCAAAAGGTTTTTCAGATAAAATGGGTGGCTTTTTTTGCACAGATAGAGAGTTACCTACAGCAAGTACAGAGTCACCATACGCAAGATGGTTAAGAACTATTGGTACAGTGGCATCAAGAAATAAGATAGAACTTTTTGTTCCAAGTGGATATTTTCCAACAATAGAAGCAAGAGAACAGTTTAGAGATTATCCAGATTATTTTCCTAACACTCTAAGTGTTTGGGTAGATACAGTTGATGAGGCAGATGCAGTTCCTCCAACTCCAGTTCCAAATGCTCCATCTGATTTTAAATGGGAAGCACCACTAGAACACGAATACCACTTTGTAATAACAAAATCTATGGGTTCTATAGATAGTATGATTGCACAGGTTGTTTTGCAATACGATAGGCACTTTAGTTAAAATGATAATTCAATTTATGGGTTTGCCTGGATCTGGTGCTACAGAAATTGCAGATGCAGTTAGAGATAGAATTAACGGTTTGCACCTAGATAGACAAAGATATACAGATGTTTTTGGCGGTATGTCAGAAATACAATATTATTATAAACTTGGTATATTAGCAAAAACACTAGAACAAACACAGGATAAGCCAGTTATTGTTGACTCAGTATTTAATTTACAACAACATAGAGATGTTTTTGGAAAACCCAATATTATAGTTTGGGTAGATACAATAGAGAATACATCATCAAGAGTTTGGGAAGATCCAGAGGTATTTCATCATAAAATAGTTAATACTGGTGATAGTCATGAAGATGCTTTACCAACAAGAGCAATAACTATTATTAGAAAGTTTGGTCTTTTTGATTGGAAAGAAGATACTACTTTAATGTTAGATACTTATCAAACATGGAATGAAGTAAATTCTGGACAATATGTAGATGCCTTGTATATAAACCCACAAGTTGTTGTGGGAGTTAAACATGTTTCTGGGATGACAAAAGATGATTTGTTGCATTTTGAACAAGTTAGTGAAATGATTAAACTTGATTTTCCAAATGCTAAGATAATTAAACTACCTAATATTAAAAGTGTTGTGCATAATGAAGATAGTAGTTTTAAAGTAGAAAAACTAGGAGAAAATAATGGGTAAACATCACGACAAAATTCAAAAAGCCTTAGAAAAAAGAATTGCTAAGGCACCAAATAAAAGTGGTTTTCATGTTCCAGGGAGCATGAATAAAAAGAAAACAGGATATATGGGGGTAAAAGCAAATGGTGCAAAATAAAATTTTAATTGCAATTTGTGCAACAGTATTATCTTTAAATACCATTTCTGCAAATGCTGTAGATAGTAAATATAAAGATGCACTATCAGCATTGAACACATTAAAGGTTGCTGATGAAGTTCGTACAGGATATAAAAGAGAACAATTTAAACACTGGGTTGGTGTTGGTAATGGTTGTGATTCTAGAAAAGCAGTTATTATTTCAGAAGCAATTGTAAAGCCAACTGTTGATAAAAAGTGTGCAATTACAGGTGGCAAATGGTTAAGTATATATGATAATGCAACTGTAACCGAAGCAGGCAAACTTGATGTTGACCACATGGTTCCACTAGCAGAAGCATGGGATTCTGGTGCAAGTGCATGGAATGCTAAAAAACGTGAAGTCTATGCAAATGATCAAACTGATTTAAGACATTTAATTGCAGTAACTGGTGCATCTTACAG